GTGAAGGCCGATACAGCTCCCCCTCACGTAAGGGCTGGAAGGCGGAGGAAGGCCAATAAGGTGACGGGAGCGAGGGCAGCGAAATGACAGAGCCCATATGGAGAGAACTTGACGCATGGGTGAAAGAATACGCTGGCCCGCTGTCGTCTTCGGCTGAGAACGATCTTTGCGACATTGTGGGCCGGCTTGTCGCCGCCGAGCGTGAAGCCTGCGCCAAGATTGCAGAACGCGATTTCGCTCAGCCAGGGGAGCCGGAAATGGATCTGCCGGTGGATGTGGCTCGCATAACAATAGCCGACGCCATCAGAGCAAGGGGACAGACATGAATGACGGGATCGATGTTCCGAGCGAACGCCGCATGATGACATGGCCAACAGCTAAGCGGTGCATGTTCTGCAAGTTTTGGGCGGACAAGACGTTATCGCACGGGAAGTGCCGGCGATTTCCTCAAGAGGTTCTGACCGATTACGCTCATTTCTGCGGCGAGTTCCGTGAATGCAATGCTGCTGATTCAAACAACCCGAACTGGAAGAAAAAAGCCGCCAAATAACCGCCTACCGCGTGCAAGCGTTCCCGATGAGGGGATACCATGAGCAATAGAGCCGTAGTCTACAGAACCGCCCCCAACTTGGAGCACAAAGCCGCTCAGGAGCTTCGTGAGGCCGGCGCACGGGCTTACGTGGCCCGCGACCGCAGCACCAAGCGGAACCCATTTACCGGCAAAGCTCGAGCCACGGCGCCGGGATACGTGTTCAGCGATCGTGTGTGCGCCATCATGTTTGCAAAGCACGTCAAGAGCAAGGTTGGCATCGCCAGCAAGGCGGAACTTGCCAACCTCTACATTGCTCGCCCCAAGCGCCGCGTCGAGGAAGCCAACCCCTACACCCCGGGCCAGTCCGCCTATCGGGGAGAGATCGCGGTTACGATCGCCAGCACCTCCGGCCGATTCTGCCGAATTGAGTGGGACATGCTCGGCAAGCGCCAGACGCAATCGATCCACTACACTCAACTCCGGCCGGGTTGACAGATTGTGGCGAATTATGGCATACACGCAATTGGATGACCGCCGAATTTCAGCGTAGCGGCCCAGCCTCCGGGAAACCCGTCGAGGCACACCGTCAAGAATTGCGCCCGAAGCACTAAGCCAGCCCAACCGGCTGGCCGCTTCCGTTTACGCCACTCACTCACGCGCTACGCGATACCCCGTCGTCAGCTTGCAGGCCCGACGATCAACACCATACCCGCAGGAACCTGAACACCACATGACGCTGGCGCTTCTCGCCTTCGCTGCCGCGCTGTTCATTTTCCTGCTCGTGGTCGGTTCTTGCCTCCACGCGCTCGGCGTCTTCGACCGTGACGCCCCGTGAAATCGCCCGTTCCACCCGTGCGCGTATCGAATGCAACACGTCCGAAAGGATGCGCACATGTCTAAGCAGACTTGGGGCCAGTGGGCCGCAGCCCGCCCCGCCCGGCATTGGTTCGGTGAAGGCATCATCGCGGCATCGCTTTGCCTGTTCGCCGCTTCCGCCTACTTCAACGCCAAGTTCAACGCCTCCATGGCGGTCGATGAGACCTCGAAGCATGTGATGAGCATGGCCGGCGTGGCCATTGCCTCGCTCCTGGCTCTCCTGGCCATCGGCAAGCGGTTTCTGTCGACCGAAGAGCAGAAGGGCGCACTCCGCAAGGCTGGACTCCTGATCGCTCTCCTGGCCGCCTGGGAAGTCTGGTCGGCCATGGGCCACATCAGCACCAACCGCGGCGACAGCGTAGCCAACAGGGTACACGAGAAGCAGACCTATAGCGCAAACGCCTCCGAGCTGCCCAAGCTGCAGGCCGAGCGTGACGCCATCAAAGCTCGCCCTGCTGGCCAGATCCAAGGCGCAATTGATGCCCTGATTGCCAAGAATCCAGCCAGCATGGAGAAGTCGAAGAACTGCACCGTTCCGGCTGGCGCTCCAGGTACGTGCTCAAGGCTCGCTGGCCTGCGCTCCGAACTCGGCGCAGCTAAGGACAAGGCAGATCTCAACGCCCGCATTGCCAAGATGATGGACGCCAACGCCAGCGCATCAGGCCGTGTGGAAGCCGAAGCCGATCCCCAAGCCGCCGCTGCATCTTCCATGCTTGGCCTGCTCGGCATCAAAGGTGACAGCAACGCCATTGCCAAGCTTGCGCCCGTGCTTCTCGCCCTCGTTCTCATGATCGGTGGATGGTGGGGAACCGACCTCGGCTTCCTCATCCGTGGCATTCATCTTGGAGACGAGCCCGCCGCCGCTCAGCCTTCCGCCGAGATCATCCATCCTCAGTTCGCACAGCCCAAGCCAACCGCAGTCAAGATCGACGGTTCAACTTCTCTCATCGACGCCGCTAGGGCCAAGATGACCGGAACCTACACAACCTAAAGGAACTCCCATGGCCATGAAACCCAAGCCCAAGCCTGCACCGTCGAGGCCCAAGGGCGGCAAGTGCTGACATCATGATCGACGCCAAGCAGCTTCAAGCCAAGATCGAGCAGGTAGCCAGAGCACCGATCTCCACTCTCGCCTCCACGGTGGTCTGGCTCGTCTGGCTCGGCTGCGTGACCATTGCCGCCTACGGCATCGTCTCTCACGTCACGATTGCGACGGCTTACCCGTTCATTCGAGTGTCTGGCGGTTCTCTCGAACTGCTCTATGTCGTGGCGACTGCTGCGGCTCTCGCCTATGTGCCGAAGGGTTGAATGTGAAGCCAGAAGATAGATTCCCGGCGATTGCCGAGCAGTTCAAGCGCGCCAAGGACGGTGCTTGCTTCCTGTATGTCGCCAAGGATGGAGATGCGGCTAATACCGCAGTTCGCGAGCTAGCTCGACTGAGCGGAGGCGTTGCTCATTTGACGACGCGTAAAGTAACGATGGCGGGAGATAAGGTTTTCAACGTCGCAACGTTTGATGCGGAAACCAGAGGCTGGGAACCTGAAAACGTTTGGGTTGATGAAGCTGCCGGGATCGACATTGAAGCCTTTCAGCGCCTTGGTGCACATGCCAGACGGTAACGACATGGAAGAGACCAAGCGCCACCCAGGAGGCCGCCCCACCGACTACCGACCCGAGTATTGCGACCGTGTGATCGAATGGGGGCGAGACGGAAAGTCCCGCACGTGGATTGCCACGGAAATCAATGTCCACCGTGACACGCTGTACGAGTGGGAGAAGCAACATCCCGAGTTTTCCGACGCCATGGCACGTGCGAAGCAATTCGAGCAGCGGTACTACGAAGACGCCGGCCAGTCGGGCATGTACTCGAAGGACTTCAACTCGTCGGTGTGGTCCCGTTCAATGGCGGCCCGCTTCCCCGCCGACTGGCGCGAGGTGAGCCGACAGGAAAGCTCTGGCATCGACGGCAAGCCCATCGAGCAGAAGACCGTCGTCGAGTGGGTCGTTAAGGAACCAACCCCGCTTGGCCCGAAATAACGTCCTGCAGGTCGAGTGTGCGAAAGCCCTCGCCCCGCTGCTCAAGCCGGCACGATACAAAGGAGCATATGGTGGCCGAGGCTCGGGGAAGTCTCACTTCTTCGGCCAACTCGCGGTTTTGACGAACTACTCCCGCCCCGCTCGCGGCGTGTGCATCCGAGAGGTGCAGAACTCGATCAAGGACAGCGTCAAGCAGCTGGTATCGGACAAGATCCAGAAGCTCGGCCTGGGCGATTACTTCGAGGTGTTGAGGGACGAGATCCGGGGGCGCAACGGCTCGCACATGATCTTCCGCGGCATGCAGTCTTACAACGCCGAGAACATCAAGAGCCTGGAAGACTTCGATTGGGCGTGGATCGAGGAAGCGCAAAGCCTGTCCGGTACGTCGCTGCGCATGCTTCGCCCCACGATCCGCAAGGAAGGCTCTGAGATCTGGGCAAGCTGGAACCCACGGCACGACAGCGACCCGATCGACGTTCTGCTGAGAGGTCCGAACAAGCCGGCAAACGCCACCGTCGTCGAATGCAACTGGAAAGACAATCCGTGGTTTCCCTCGACGCTGATCGAGGAAATGCAACGAGACTACGAGACCGACCCCGAGGAAGCAGATCACGTCTGGGGCGGCAACTACGAGATCATTTCCGAGGGCAGCTACTACGCCAAGCAGATTGCGCAAGCGACCAAAGAGGGCCGGGTCGGGCACTACCCCTACGATCCCTCACGCAAGGTGCGAACGGCTTGGGATATCGGCGTGGATGACGAGACGGCGGTCTGGTTCTTCCAGGATGACGGCAAAACGGTGACTGCGATCGACTACTACGAGGTTTCCGACGTTGGATCTGATGACATCGTGTCGGTAGCTCTGCCGGAACTGTTCAACCCGCCACCGTATGAAGAGCGCTTCATCGGGTGGAACAAGCAGACGGCGTTGGAAGATCTCGGCCGCGAGACGCCCTACACCTACGACATTCATTTCTTCCCGCACGATATCAAGGTCCGCGAGTGGAGCAACGGCGCTCGGAGCCGATACGAGAACCTCGCCAGCATCGGCGTCAAGGGGATCAAGCGCGGTGCCGCAGTCGGGCCGGCTGAACGCATCGCAGCCAGCCGCCGCATTCTGCCGATGGTCCGTTTCAACCACACGCCTCGCGTCGAGCAGGGTCTCAAGCGCCTTCGCCGCTATCGCAAGAAATGGAACAATTCGCTGAACAGCTTCACGACGCCTGAGCACGACGAGAACAGCCACGGCGCGGATGCGTTCGGAGAATACGCGGTGAACTGCGGCATCTACCCGCCGGCCGTACCGGAGCCGCCTAAGAAGATCGACCTTCGCCAGCCGACGCTGAACGAGATCATCGCCATGAACGACCTCGACGGTGGCGGTAGATCAAGCCGCATCTGAGAAAACGATTCCGCGAAGTGTCAAAATCCACGGGCTGACACTTTCATGCACGAAATGAAATTCCACAAAGGCACTTAATAAGCATGGCTGACCCGGTAGCCCCGGCTCAAATCTCCCAGGACCAGGAGACGCGCAAGGATGCAGATCCGAAGCCGCAGTCGTCGAAATTCTGGCTCGGAGAAATATCGGCCTCGCAGAAGCGTGAAGAGCGCTGGTACAAGCGCGCCAAGGCTGTCGTCGATCGGTTCCGGGACATCCGCGACAGATCGGGCGACAGCGAGCGCCGCACCAATATCCTGTGGTCGAATACCGAGATCCTGAAAGCCGCGCTGTTCAACGGGCTCGGCAATCCCGACGTTCGCCGGCGGTTCCCGAAGAAGGGACAGGACGACCGGGCCGCACGCACTGCCGCGATCGTGCTGGAGCGTGGGCTGTCCTACTGCCAGGAAGCCTACGACGCGGACTCTGCCGTCGAGTGCGCTGTAGAGGATATGCTGTTGCCCGGTCGTGGGCAGGCGTGGGTCGTTTACGAAGCTGATGTCGAGAGCGCCGAAGTAGAGACAAAGGAGCGGGCCGAGGACGCGCTGAAACCAGAACCCGGCGAGATGGATGACGACGACGCCGGCCCCGTTCCCGCCATGTCGATTGAGGACCAGCGCGCCGAACTGCATCACGTGTACTGGCAGGATTTCCTGACTTCCCCGGGCCGCAAGTGGAAAGACGTGTGGTGGGTTGCCCGCCGGCATGTCTACAGCAAGGATGAACTCACCGAGACGTTCGGCGAAGAGCACGCCAACGCGGTCCCCATGGGCGCTCAGATCGATACGGGTTCCGACGAGAAGTCCGACACGTTCAAGCGCGCCAACGTGTGGGAGATCTGGGACAAGTCGAAGAAGCAGCGCGTTTATGTGGCCGAGGGCTACGAGAAGGTTCTGAAGTCAGACGATGACCCCTACCGGCTGCAAGGGTTCTTCCCGTGCCCCGAGCCGCTGTACGGCGTTAAGACCACCTCAAGCCTGGAGCCGATCCCCGAGTACACGCTGTACCAGGATCAGGCGATGGAACTCGATGCGATCACCACGCGGTTGCAGTTCCTCGTCGATGCGCTTCGCCGTCGCGGAGTCTACGACGCCAGCGAGGAAGGGCCGGACAACAAGTTATCGCAGCTCATGGTGGCGAAGGATAATCAGTTCGTCCCATACAAGGGTTTTGCGGCCCTGATGGAAAAGGGCGGGCTTCGCGGCGTATTCCAGGCCGAGGACATCCAGCCGATTTCCGCGGTGATCGACCGGCTTACCATCCACCGCGCCACGATCATTCAGTCGATCTACGAGGTAACCGGAATCTCCGACGTGCTGCGCGGCTCATCGAACCCGAACGAGACGGCGACGGCACAGCGCATCAAGGGTCAGTTCGGATCGCTCCGCCTGCAGAAGCGTCAAGCCCGCGTGCAACGGTTCATTCGCGACTGCTACCGGCTGAAAGCGGAAATCATCGCCGAGCATTTCACGCGCGAGAAGCTGGTCGAGATGACCGGCATCGACATGCCAGCCGAGATGGAAATTGCCCGCGCTCAGCAGGTCATGAGCCAGGTGCAGATGGCACAGCAGGCGCAACAGCAGCCGCCGCAAGAGGCACAGCCGCGCATGCTGCCCGCCCCCGTTCCGATGCCGCCGCCGGCCGTGATCAAGGAAGCGCAAGCCACGCTCAAGGCCGCACCATGGAAGGCCGTGTCGGACATCCTGCGTTCCGACGATCGCCGCGGCTACAAGATCGACATCGAGTCCGACGCGACCGCACGCGCCGACGACATGGAAGAAAAGCAGGCCCGCATCGAGTTCATGACTTCGATGGAAGCGATGCTTGGCCGGATCATCCCAGCCGCTCGTGCCGAGCCGGCGATGTTGCCGCTGGGGCGCGAGCTGGTGAACTTCGGCATTCGCACGTTCAAGGTCGGCCGCTCGCTGGAAGAAGCGTTCGACGACGCGTTCGACCAGCTACAGCAGTCGATCCAATCGGCACCGCAGCAAGGCCCGCCGCCCGATCCGGTGGCAGAGGCCAAGGCCGAGAAGCTCAAAGCCGAGACGGCGGCCAAGCAGCAGGAAACGCAAGCCAAGCTGCAGAAGGCCGGGCTTGATCAGCAGATCCGCCAGACAGAAGCCGCAGCCGATCAGATGACGACGCAGGCCGAACTCGAAGGCAAGCAGATCGACAACGACACGAAGCGGATGATGGGCGAGATGCAGGCCATGCTGGCTGAGCAAAAGGCCCAAATCACAGCGATGCAAGCACATATGAAGATGGGCCAAGCGGTCGCTAAGGCGATGCAGCCGGTCGGGGTGATGCAGTGAGGGGAGACTGATCATGGCGGACGTGACATTGGCTGACATCCTGCAGGGGCGTGGGCAGCAGGCGAACGACTTCGGGCCGCTGACGCCGGAGCAAGAAGCGCAGCTGCGAAGACAAGCGGTCCAGTCTGGAATGAGCCCCCTCGATTTTATGATCGGCGGCGCAATTCCGGGGGCTGCGGTTGGTTATGCCGCGCAGCGCTTCGGGCGGTATCTCGCGGGCGTTCCCAAGCACGAGGCTCCGCTTGGGATGCGGACACTTATGGGCGCCGGAGGTGCTGCGGCCGGTGCAACGATGGGCGGTATGCAGGGCCTCATCGACTACGAGAAGCAGCAGAACACGATGCGAGACGCCGAAGGCCAGCCCGGCGGATTTTACGGACAACCCCGCAAGTGATCGACCACCTGATCCGCCGCGAGAGCGCATCCCCGAAGTGCATGACATGCAAAGAGTGGACGCGGCTTCCGAAGACTGATGCGCTCGGCCGCTGTGCGCTCGGGGATTTCATCGTTCAGGACATCGCGATCTGCTCGGCATGGGACAAGGCGCGAGATCCGGTGATCGAGGTTAGAAAGGTAGCAGAATGACTGACAAAAACATTGTTGCAATCCCCCTCGATCGCGTACTGGCAGAGTACGACGGCAACGGCGGCGTTGCTCACATCGGAGAACCTATCCACGCGATGGTCGAGCGCGTGAAGGATCTTCTGGACAGCGGCGTTTATGTTCAGATCTTCACGGATCGTTTCAATGGATTGGACCAGCTTGATCAAGTTCTGACGATGCGTGCCATCACGGAATGGAGCATCAAGCACATCGGAAGGCCGCTCGACGTAACGCCGTTTGCGGACAACCTGATTGCTGATTTGGCAGCATGAAAGCCCTGATCGACGCTGCAACAGACGCGATGAAAAATCACGGCTATGCGCTCATCAGTGCTGAGCATGGCACCAACCGCGACGTGACCGCGCTTCGCTTCGCCGTTGCCGGTGATGATGTTCTCGCTGAACGCTTGAAGCCGATCGTTCTCGAGTTCACCGGCCTCGAAATCCTGAAGATGACCGACTCTGAGAAACTCGTGAACGCAAAGGTGCGGGATGCGATGGTCATCAACGCCATGGGAGCTAAGCCATGAAACGCTTCCGCTACGATCCAGACCTTGATCAGGTCGTTGAGATATTCGATCACAACCGGGTTCGCGTGAACGCCGGCCCGCACGTCATGCCGGATCTCGATCGGGTCTACAACGGCGGGTTCCGCTCGCCCATCGACGGCGAACACATCACCAGCCGAAGCCAGTTGCGCGCCCACGAGGTGAAGCATGGCGTCAGGCAGGCGGGAGACTTCAAGCCGGGGGAATTGATCTCGGCTGAAAAGAAGCGTGTGGCGGCGTCCATGCCACGGCCCAACGACGGAGTGTCATTCAAGTGGATCTGACGGACAAAACCCCCGAGAGCGGCCCCGACGCGGGCAATGCCGGAACGTCCCAGACGAGTGGCGTGAGCCTCGACGACGCGATCTCGAAAGCGATCGCCGGAACCGAGGAAGAGAAGATCGAGTCCCCCGCACCTGGGGAAGATGGTGCACAGGATAAGCAGCCGGTTGAAGATGCCGGACGTTCCGAGCCTGCGAAGGACGGCAAGCAAGCCGAGGCGGCCCCCACGGGCGATGCCGAAGCGACCGAAGCCCCCAAGCACTGGCCCGAAGAGCGTCGACAGGCGTTCGCTGGATTGCCGAAGGAAGCGCAGTCGATCGTCAAGGGGTTCGTCAAAGACCTCCAAGGCGGTTTCACGCGCAAGTCTCAAGAGTTGAGCGACAAGGCACGATTTGCGGAGAGCGTTAGCAGCCTGTTCAGTGACTCGGATCGAGCGGAAATGCAGCGGCACGGAGCGTCAGAGCTTCAAGCCGTGGGAACACTGGTGAAGCTGAACCAGTTCGCACAGACCCGCCCGGCCGAATACATCAAATGGGCCATGCAGCACTTCGGCGTCGGAGCAGATCAGCTCGGCTTATCGCCGGGGCATGAACAGCAGAAGCCTTCCGACGCTGCGGACACGCAGGCGCTCGAAGATCTGCTTTCGGACCCCAACGTCAAACTGCTCAAATCCGAACTGGATCAAGTCAAGGCCAGGATCGCCGAACGAGACGCCCAGGATGCTGCCGCCGAACAGCAGCGCCGTCAGGGCTCGGTAAATGCTCTGCGTAACGCCGTCAGCACCTTCCGCACACAACTCGACGACGACGGGCAGCTTCGCTATCCGCACTTCGATCAGGTTGTCCGTGCCATGGGCGCGCTGATGGAGACCCACCCGAAACTTTCACAGTTGCCGGACAGCTTCGACAAAATGGAGAAAGCCTACCGCATGGCGGTTATGGCCGATCCAGAGCTAGCCGACCCCGTGATCGAATCGGAGGTGTCCCGCCGCATGACCGCGCGTCAGAAGCAGGACGAAGCAGAGCGTGCAAAGCGGGCCGGTGGGATCAGGACGCCTCTCGGCGCTCCCGCATCCCGTCCCAAGCCCGCCACCCTCGACGACGCGATTTCAGCTGCGATGTCCCAGGCCGGCGTTTGATCATCCATCAAACAGGCTGAAAGAACATGGCAAGTCCCATCCCGAATACCTCCTACACGGAAATCATCTCGACGACCCTCGATGCGTACCGGGGGAAGATGGCTGATAACGTGTTGAACCACAGTCCGCTGCTCGCCAAGCTCAACGCCAAGGGCAAGGTCGACGCGGCATCCGGCGGCGCTAAGCTGTTGGAAAACCTGATGTATGATGAGAACGGAACTTTTAAGTGGTATAGCGGATACGAGACGCTATCCATCGAAGGTTCCGACGTTCTGACCTCGGCCAATTTCGATTGGAAGCAGGCGAACGCCAACGTCACGATGAGCGGCCTCGAGGAACTGCAGAACGCCGGCAAGCAGGCCGTGCACAACCTCGTCAAGTCGCGCATCATGGTTGCCGAGAAGACGATGCAGAACAACGTGGCGGCGGCGCTGTTCTACGCCAACACGGAATTCGGCGGTAAGGCGATCGGCGGTCTGCAGCATCTCATTGCTGACCTTCCGACCTCCGGCACGGTCGGCGGCATCGATCGGTCGACCAACACGTGGTGGCGCAATCAGTATTACGATTTTTCGACGGAATCGGTGACGGCTTCCAACAGCACCATCACCTCGGCGATGAATCGGACCTACCTGCGTTGCACGCGCGGCACCGACAGCATCGATCTCGTCGTCGCGGGTGAAACCTACTTCACCTACTACGAGGAATCGCTCCAGGCGCAGCAGCGCTTCATGAGCGAGACCAAGGCGGCGGGCGGGTTCAATGCCTACAAGTACAAGAACGCCGACGTGGTCTACGACAGCAATTGTGCGGCAACGCGCATGTATATGCTGAACACCGACTATCTCAGCTTCCGTCCCCACGAGAACCGCAACTTCGTGACCCTCGATCGCAAGTCGAGCGTCAACCAGGATGCGACCGTCGTGCCGATCTATTGGGCCGGCAACCTCACTTGCTCGAACGCGTCCCTCCAGGGCGTGATCGTGGCCTGATCAACGGGAAAGGAACAGACACATGGCATTCGGACACATCAGCCCGTCGAAGGTCGGCGCTCAGCCGTTCGCGGAAACGAGCACCGTGCAGAAGCATCCTCTCGGCACGCTCGCGGAGGGCTTCGACTCCACCTACGGCACCGGGGAGTTCATCTACCTTCTCGGCGTTGCTTCTACCGTGGTCGGTTCTCCGGTCACGTTCGACGCATCGACCTTCCAGACCACGCTGGCGCCGGTTGGCACCAACCTTCCCCGGCGTATCGCGTTCGCGATGTCGGCCAACGTCGCCGGCCAGTATGGCTGGTATCAGATAGGCGGCATGGCGGTAGCGTCGAAGTCGGCAAGCATCTGCTGCGTTGCGGGTGCTGCGGTCGGCGTGAAGACCACGGGTCTGATCTCGAAGACGGGATCGGGCAAGGAGATCAGCGGGGCTCTCGTTGCCGCGACGGCTTCGGCCGCCACGGGGCGCATTACCGTGCTGCTCTCGATCAATCGTCCCAACATGCAGGGCCGCGTTACCTGATGACTGAGACCACGATCTACATAACGCACCGGAACCCCGGTGCGTCATTGCCTCTCACGATTCCGGTGTCGTTGCTCGTCAACGTGCCGGATGACGTGATCGAAGCGAACGTGCGGGCCAATGCCCGCCGTTTGCCGGCGCACGAACGCATCAAGACGGAAGCGCCACACGATCGCGTTGCTGTCATGTGCGGGTCGGGGCCGAGCATCGGTGACTACCTCGACGACGTTCGCCGGCACGCGGACGGGGATAACGCCTTCATTTTCGCGATGAACGGCGCGGCGAAATTTCTAGCAAAGCACGACATCATTCCGGACTATCAGGTGCTCGTCGACGCGCGCGAACGGACGGCGGAATTGATCGGTGTGGCGCGGTGCCATCTGATCGCCAGCCAGTGCGATCCGATCGTGTTCGACAAGCTGCCCCGCGCGAAGATGTGGCACTTCATCAACGGCGACCTCGACAAGCAACTGCCGGAAGACGAGCCCGAGCACGCGCAAATCGGCGGCGCCGGGTCGGTCGGCAACTGCGCTCTCGCTCTCGCATGGGCAATGGGTTTCAGGCGTTTCGAGATCTACGGCTACGACAGTTCGCACCGCGACAACGCGAGCCACGCCTTCCACCAGCCGCTCAACGATTTCGAGCCGTGGGGCCGTTTCGAGTTCGGCGGTAAGGAATACATCTGCAGCTACACGATGCGCAGCCAGGCCAGCCGCTTCCAATCGGTCGGCATGGCGCTCGTGAACAACGGCTGCACCGTCAACGTGCACGGCGATGGCATCCTGCCCGACATGTGGCGCGAGACGGTGCGCGTCGAGACCGCCGGCACGCTGGAAGAGCGAGAGGCGGCCAAGTATCGCCTTGCGTGGGATTTGCCCGATTATCGCATCATGAGCCCGGCCATGCAGCACCTCGACGAGATCCGGGAAGCGTTCGGCCATCCGACCAAGGGCATGCTGCTCGACTTCGGGTGTGGGGCCGGCAAGGCGGCCAAGGCGCTGCAAGGCGATGGCCTCGACGTTGTGGGCCTCGATCACGTCAACGCGCTGGAAGTCGACATTCCGTTCAGGCAAACGGCGCTGTGGAGTCTTCCAAACCCGGTTCCTGCGATGATGCCGGCGGACTTCGGCATCTGCTGCGATGTGATGGAGCACATACCGCCCGAGAAGGTCGACGCGGTGCTCGACGGTATTGCGCGCTCGGTCGATGGGCCGGTGTATTTCTCGATCTCGACCGTGCCGGACATGTTCGGGGCGGCCATCGGAAAGACGCTCCACCTCACGGTTCAACCGGCCGCGTGGTGGCGTGAACAACTCGGTGCCCGTTGGGCATCCGTTACCGTCATCGCCGAAACCGACGCGGAGCTCCGCGTCATCGTCAACAAGAGGATTGCATGAGTCAGGATATGTGGTTCCCGTCGCTCGAAAGCCGCAACGTCGTAGGCCGCTATACCGAAGTCGAATCCGTCGACCCGGTGAAGAGCCGGGAGGCCGGCGAAGAAATCCTGATGACCCGCATTGCGCTCGAATCCAAGGTGGTCGGCAGTCACGATGCCTCGGTCCAGGTCGTCAAGCCGTTCAACGCCAAGGAACTGCAGAAGCGGTTTCCCGGCGCCTGGGAGTTCTTCGAGGCCAAGAAGGCCAAGCGCGCAGCGGTGATCACTGCAGCGGTCGAGAAGGGCGAGGAACCGGAGCCAGTCGAAGAGCCGGAAATCCAGCTCACGATCGACGGCACGCCGCTCGACAAGGCCGACTTCCTCCCGCGCGACAGGATGCCGTGGCTCGCCATGCAGGGCGTGCAGACCATCGAGCAGATTCGCGACCTGTCGGATCAGCAGGTCATGAACATGGGCCAAGGCGTCGGAAAATGGCGCAAGCAGGCCAAGGCATTCTTGGAGAGGACGTAAGGCGATGGCGAGCACCTGTTCGATCTACAAAGACAACCGACTTCTTGGCACCGGATCGTGCGCCGCGGCGTCGGCTTCGATCACCAGCTATTCCGGCAAGGCACCAGGCCCAAATCGGAACGTCAAGGTGATCGTAACCAAGGCGGGAACGCATGCAGGCCGGTCGTGGAGTGCGAAGATCAAGGCCGGCAGCGGCACCGCAACGCTGACGCTGAGCACCACTTGCCCCTTCGTCGGAGCGTGACCGGATGACCTTGGCCGAGATCCTCGCCGAAGAAACGGCACCGCGCGGCCGGTTGGCTGGCCAGCGTCCAGATCAACGGTTGGCGCCGGATGCCGAGCGCAAGCTGTTGTCGCTCGGCGCGGGTCTTGTCGATCCGCTCAACATCCCGAGCGCGGTGACGGGCCTGGTATCGCCAGAGACGCGGGATGCATGGCGCGGGGTTCAGGCTGAGCATCCGGGTATGGCGACCGTTGGCGGGCTCGTTCCCGGTGTGGGCGCGATCAGGGCAGCGGCCTCTGTTCCCACGACGATCGGCAAGCTGCTGACGGCAATGGGGCTCGGCGCGGGCTCGGATGTGATCGATGAAGCGGCTGGCGTAGAGGGCGCGACTGGTCCACGCACGGTTGCAAAGGCGGTAACAGCGCCGGTTGGCGTGGTGCCGGCCAAGGTATCGGTTCCGGTCATCGCAGCGGGCGCGACAGGGGTTCTCGGGGCTGTAGATCCAGCGGCGGCTCAATCGATGACGGCCCGCCAGAAACGCCGGCTTGAAGAGCGCGCAACCGCCGCGTCGATCGATGCCAAGGCGGAAGCGGATCGCGCCGAGGCTGCATCCAAGCGAACGCAGGCCGACAAGGATGCGGAAGACAAGCGCGAGCGCGACAAGGCCAAGGTTCTAGAGGCAACGACAGCGCGCGACGAGGTTCTCGCCAAGGCACGCCGGCCGTTCGGGGAAACAGAGATTGGAGGCGTTCGGGTTGGCCCGTACCTCGAAGCTGCAATGCCGTTTGTCCCGGCTCTGCTCGGCGCCGTGACGGGAGCGAAGTTTGGCAAGACGGCTGCGGCTGGAGACAAGACGGCGGTAGATGCCTGGAAGGAAGCCAACCGCGCCGGACTGACCGCGACGGCGCCAAGCGTGAAGCAGGAACAGGCCACGCTTGCCGCTATGTTGCAGAAGCCCTACGAGGGCGGCGTTCCGATGGACCGGATCATCAAGCAAACCTCAATTCCAGCAGTGGCTGGTGCGGTCGAAGGTGGCGCGGTCGCAAACCTTCCCGAGTTCTACAACTCGTACCTTCCGCCGGAGAACCCTGAGCGCAAGGCGCTGGAAGCCTACCGCGACCGGCTACCGATCGACGACAAGGAGCGCCCATCGGTCGATGAGAGAATTCGCGCGCTCCCGGAAGAGACACCGGCCAAGACGGCAGCGAAAGCTCATTTCAGAAACGGCGACTGGATTCCGCGATCGTTGCAGGGGGCGGCGGAAGGGGGCGGCGTTGCTGCATCAACGAATCTCGGACGGCGCATGGTTCCGTTCAGTGGCGGGCTTGGGAAGGCGAACGCAGAGACGGTGCAACTCCGCAATCAGGTTGGCGCTACAGCGGACGACACAGCGGAGTTGATGGCCAAGCGCGGTGATGTCGATGCGCGGTTTGCGGAAGGTCAGGCCAGCCGCGATATTGCAGGGGCAAAGCGCGCGACGGACACGGAGCGGTCGAAAGCGTTCTACGGGTCGGACGAGTACGGCGATCAGGTAACTAAAGATCTCGCAGCCAAGCAGGAAGCCGAGCTACGTGGGCTTTTAACTCCTCGTCCGTCAGGTGCGCCAGCGGGCGGTCAACCGCCACCGGCCGGGACTGGCGCTCCGGTTCCGCCAGTGGCGCCAGTGGCAGATCCACAGCCTCGCGCCGCAACTGCTCCCAATCAGGCCGGTCCATCTTCGTCCCCCGTGACTCGACTTGAGGAGTCAACTGCATCTGCACTTCCAAATCAACCGCAAAATTCTGGCATGATCACGGCAGATCCGATGGATTTGTCGAAATTCCTCAAAGCCGCTACCGACTACCTGGAAAAGCCGCCACTGGTGCCACTGGCGAACACAAAAGCACTTCCGCCACCGAAAGCGCGGGGCAGAGAGGGACAGCTTGATCCCTACAACACGCCGGTTCAGGGGCCGGCCGGTTCTGTCTCGCCGGCCGAAGCCGCGCGTGATGTCTATTTGCAGGCGGCGGCATCGGGAAAGCCGACCACGGGGCGCGGCGGGAGCCTGACCAAGGATGAGTTCCCTGCCAAGGTCACGGATGAACTGCGCACGCGAACCGGCGTGGACGATGCAACCGGCCTGTCTAAGCAGGCGCAGCACAACCGCCGCGTCGATGCGGAAAAGCAGATCGACGACCTCGCCAAGCGCGAAGGCATCTCCTACCAGGAAGCCACGCAGCGCTACTACGACGCCAACCCGCTGTTCGACACTTCGACGGGGTTGAGGCGCAACGTGCCGGCGCTGGCGGTAGGCGGTCTCGCTGCCGGCGCAACTCTGGACCGCGGCCAAGAGCAGTCGGTTCTCGACGAAGTGATGAAGCAGTACATGGGCGGCCGCGGCCTCGATCAGATCACCGCGTCCGACGTACAAGGCAAGATCGAGGATCAGTCGGCAGTCGACGGCGTGCTCGGCCGGCTCCGCGGCAAGGTCGGTGGCTTGGCAACCAAGGGCGAGCAGCTCCGCGCGATCCGCGATGCCCGCAACGGTGGCTTGCTCGAAAGCGACACATCGCCGACCGGCTATCGTGATCCCACCGGCAAGTTCGCGAAGGGAGATGGCCAGTGAGCCTGAACACCATCTGCACCAATGCGCTTCGTGAACTGTCAGGCTTCGAGATCCCGTCGTCTTTCTACGACAACTCGAACCTGACGGCCCGGTCATGCGTGGCGCTCGTTTCACGTGAAATGAAGACTCTGGAGCGGATGTATCGGTGGTCTGAACTGATCACCACGCACACCTTCACGACTACGGATGGTACGGCAACCTATGCGATGCCGAGCGACTTCCGCGCCTTCGCCAACCTGTCGCAATGGGACCGTACGAACTCGCGCGCATTGGTCGGGCCGGCGTCGGGCGGCGAATGGCAATGGCTCAAGGGGGACGTGACCGCGGGCGCTACCATCGACCGATGGTTCCGCATCGAGGGGAGCAACTTCGTCATTCACCCCACGCCATCAGTGACCGGCGATACCATCGCGTTCGACTACTATTCCAAGTCGACCGTCATCAAGCAGCTGGATTCGAGCAACGTCGTCGAGTGGACCAGCGACAACGACACGTCACGCCTTGATGAGGAACTGCTCACGGTTGGGCTCAAGTGGCGGTTTCTCCAGGCCAAGGGCCTGCCCTACGAGCCCGAGTATAAAGAATATGAGAGCCTGATCGAAGAAGCCTGCGCCGACAGTGGCGGCAGTCGCATGATCACGCTGGGGCCGCGGCCTGTCATGACCAACCTTCCCGATCGCGGGTTCGGGCTCTGATGGCGCTGCTTCTCTCGCGCGGCCAGAAACCGAGTTTCAAGTACAGGCCGACACAGTTCGAGCAAGGCCAATCGCGCACGGTGCCCGGCCCCTATGGCGGGCTGAACCTTCGCGACGACATCACGGCGCTACAACCCAATCAGGCGCGGGTGCTCGACAACTGGCGGGCGCGGTCGGGTAACCTCGTGCTGCGCGAAGGCTCGACGCAATGGGCAACCGGCGTTGGGGCCGGCGAAGTGCCGACCATTGCCGCGTTCGTCGGGCTCACCTCGTCGAAGGTGCTGGCGGCGTCTGACGGTAAGATCTACGACGTGACATCGAGCGGAGCGGCGACCCAACTTGCAACCGGGTTCAGCGTCAACCGCTGGCAGACGGCGCTCTACAACAATCGACTACAGTTCGTGAACGGCACGGACACGCCCCAGGTCTACGACGGATCGACGGTCGCAGGTGCTGGATGGTCGGGCGTCGGATTGACAGTTACCAACCTGATCAACGTCGCGGCCGTGCGCAACCGGCTATGGTTCTGCGAAAAGAACAGCGCCGACGTTTGGTACGGAGGTATCGGATCGATCACGGGCACGCTGACGAAGTTCCAGCTTTCGCAGATCGCAACCGGCGGAATTTGCATGGCGATCGGCTCATGGTCACGCGATGCCGGCGACGGCGCCGACGACATGACCGTGTTCGTGATGAGCACGGGCGAGATTATCGTCTACCAGGGCGATCCGGCGACGACGTTCGATCTCAGCGGCAAGTATCCGGCAGCACCTCCGATCGGGCGTCAATGCGTGTTCAAGGTCGGCGGCGAACTCGTCGTATTGACCAGGCTCGGTGTTCTCCCGGTATCGGCCGCGGTCGGTGGCGTGGCGCTCGATCTGTCGAAGATCGACCCTTGGGGCAAGATCGCGCCCGGCTTTGCTGCGGACGGATATCTGTACGGCGACAATTCCGGGTGGCATGGCGTGCTGCATGACGGCGCGGTCTACATCACCGTCCCCACGGTATCCGGCACGGTTGCCAAGCAGTGGGTTCTCGATACCCGTGTCGGCGCATGGTCGACGCAATCGGGTTGGCCGTGCTCGTCGCTGTGCTCGCTCAACTCGACGCTCTACATGGGCGGATTCGATGGCAAGGTGCGGTTCGTCGGTGGATCGACTGACGACGGCGCGCTGATCACGGCGCGGGCATCTGGTGCGTTTTCGGCGCCGACCGCTTCGCAATCGAACAACCTGTTCACGGCAGTTCGGCCCAAGGTGAAGGTATCCGGCCCGGTGTCTGGCATCGTCGGCGTCGATACGGATTATGTTCTGCTCCCCTATCTCGGGGCAAGTGTCGAAATCAACAACGGCGGCGACTCGACGCCGTGGGGTTCGCCATGGGGTAGCCCGTGGGGCGCATCCGCCAAGGCCGAGCCGACGTGGTACTCGATCACGGGCGAGGGGCGCAGTGTTTCGGTACGTCTACAGGTCACGGCTGCGTCATTCGATATCGAATGGTTCGCATCGGATATCGCGTTCAAGCCGGGCGGTATCCGGTGATCGTCAGAGCCTCGACGATCGAAGAGAGGATCGCGGCGATTTCCTTCATTGCGCCGCGGGTTGGAGAGACGCCCGAATCTCTCGTGTGGAATGACCAGTGGGAGGCGCTGTGCGCGGTTCCTGCCGGTCGGTTGGCTGGTGTCGTGATCTACAACAATTGGCGCGGCCGCTCGATCGAAACGCATTGGGCGGGACTTCCTGGCTGGTTGAGCCGGGCGAACCTGCGCGGAATTTTCTCGTTCCCCTTCGACACGCTCGGCTGCCGGCGGGTGACGGGGATCATCCGGCGCAACAACCGGACAGCGCGGCGTGTCGCGGAAAAAATCGGGTTCAAGTTGGAAGGCGTTGCGCGTGAAGGCTTCGATGACGGAACAGACGCCATGATCTACGGCATGGTGCGCAACGATTGCAGGTGGATCTGAAATGTCGAAGGGCAAGAAACCGACTTATGACGCAGCTGCAGCGACCGCTGCGCAAACGTCGGCCAACAACACCGCGACCTCGAACAACGCCAAGGCGGCCAATCAAACCGGCCCGTTCGGCTCGGCGACGACCCAGCTCGACGCCAACGGCATGCCGATCGGCCAGACGCGGTCTCTGAGTGCGCCGCTGACAGCCGCCGGAAACAATGTTCAGGCCGGCGTGCAGCAATCGTCGAGTTGGCTTCCAGATCAGAAGTTCAGCCTGTCCGACGTTCCCGAAGGAATGGACATCGCAGGGGCGACCTACAAGCAGGGGATGAACTACCTGCAACCCGAGTTCGACCGACAGAACAAGGCTCATGAAGTCCGGATGAGCGAGCGCGGCCTTCCGATAGGTTCGGAAGCGTGGAACGATTCGACATCGGTGCTTGGCGACACGCAGGGCCGGCAGATGACGGACCTCGCCATGCGTTCCATCCTCGCCACGCCGGCCGAGCAGCAACGTCAGATCGGGAACCAGTTGCTGGAGCGGGATCAGGGCTACAAGGACACCAGCCAAGGGATTTCACTGCTGTCTGCGATGAACGGGCTCGCGCCGACGGTGCAGCCGGTCGCGCAGCAGACGCCGGTCGATGCCGCCACGGCATACGGCAATCAGTACAAGTCCGAGGCCGACGCCTACGCGGCCAAGCAGCAGGGCATCCAGAACGCGCTCAAGATGGGTGTGGGGCTCGCCACGACGCCGTTCGCCGGCCCGATGGGCATGGGCAGCAGCCTTCTCGGGATGGGCCTCAGCAAGGCTGGCAACATGTTCAACACGCCGGGCGGAGGCAACGACCCCGGCGGCACCTACTACATGCAATAAGGTAGGCAGACCACGATGGCATGGATACCCGAAGACAATATCGGCGCCTCACGTAAAGCGGCGCAGAACTTCTGGCAGACGCCGGCCGGGGGGTACGGCGACGGCATCGGCGGCGGGCTGGCGGCGGCGCTGTCGGGGCTCGGGTTCGGCCTGATGAACACCGACGCGAGCAACGCGACCCAGGCCAACCAAGTGATGCGCTCCGATCTGATGAAGTCGGCGGCATCGGCGCCCAACAACTTGAGCATGGGTAAGTTGCTCATGGCCGGCGGCGTTCCAGACCTCGAAGGCCAGGGCATGTCGACGATTGCGGGGGCGCGCGACAAGGCCGACGCCTACGGGCAGCAGAAGAGCATGGCAGAGATCCAGCACAGAAACGCCGTATCTCTGCAAAACAGTTCACAGTCTCACGCCGAGCGCATGGCCAACGTGCAACACAATCTGCAGATCAAATTGGCGGAGGCTAAGAGCGAGCAGGAACGGCAATCTCTGTTGCGAACTGCGCGCATGCTCGGTCTCGCGCCCCCGGAAGCCACCTCGACACCAGCGCCCGCACCGATGCCGCAACCCACCATCCCCGGCGCTTCTCCGGGCGGTTCCGTTCAGATGCCGCAACCCGCAACGCCAGGTGCTGCTTCAGGCATTCCGGCGCCGATGCCACAACCGCCAACGGCTGCGTCGGGAATACCGCCAGAACTCTCACCGCTAGATCCAGCGATCCCGCCGCCAGCCACCGCGCCAACAGGTACGGCAAACATCGATCCGGACCGAAAGAACCGGGCAGGGCTTGCGCTGGTGATGGGCGACAAGGCAACGGCGACCAAGATCCTGACGGAGCCCGACGACAAGGACGGATCGAAAGCCTACGACACAGAACTCGGCAAGGGCCTCGCCAAGGACATGAACGACATTCGCGATTCCGCGCGGAAGTCGCAGACGAAGATTGGCATGCTGGGCGTGCTCAAGACATTGAGCGAATCGAACACACCTCAAGGCCCCGGCACACAGTACGAGCTGGCGTTGCGCCGTGTGCTCGCCGCGGCCGGCGTTCCGACAGATGGTCTCAGCCAAGCGCAGATGTTCAACGCGCTGGGAAGCCAGCTTTCGCTCGAAATGCGCGATCCGTCCGGCGGTAGCGGCATGCCGGGATCGATGTCGGACAAGGATCGCGAGTTCCTGATCGCAATGGGGCCGAACCTCGGCAACACCCGCGAAGGCAACCGGATGTTGATCGACTACATGAGCAAGGTTGCAAATCGTCAAGTCGAAGTAGCTCGGCTCGCGAACAACTACGCAAGCAGGAATAAGGGGCGCCTAGACGACAAGTTCTTTGATCTGCTGGGGCAGTGGAGTGCCAAGAATCCGCTATTCCCCGACGCTGAGAACATCACCAGACAGACGGCCGGAGGAGCGCCAACCGCAGCGGCGCAGCCCGGTGCGCCAGTCAAACAGGAGTTCAATTCTGCCGACGAAATACCGGAGGGTGCGCGAGTGCGCGATCCGGCTACGGGACAGCGCCTCGTCAAGACCAACGGAAAGCTGGTGCCGTTCGTCGATCCGCTCCAGATCCCGAGCGCTGCAGGCTCCAAGGCGGCGAAGTCTCAAGCACGTCGGGAACAATCGGCTCAACAGGATCAGGCTCAATCAAGTGCGGTTCGCGCTCAGTTTGAAGCTGATGCAAAGACCCTCAGTCCGATCGAAATGGCGCGTAAATACGACGGCATGCGATCGTCGTTGAATTCCGATGAGCGCGCAATCTTGAATCAAATCATCGGAGGGCTGTGATGGCGGCCTACGTTCTCGACGACACGGCGCCTGCTCCGGATATCTCATCGAAGCCGGCTGCTAAATATGTGCTGGACGATCCGAACTACTCACCAGCCTATGGCCTATTCCAGTCGGTTGTCGGCCAAGGAGCAGGGCTCGGGTTCGGCGATGAGATTGCCGCTGTCGTGCGGTCAGCGATCGGCAGCGAAACCTACGACGACGCGCTGAAAGCCGAACGAAAGAACCTCGCCGAGTTCAAGAAACGCAATGCAGTAATCTCGACGGTCGGCGAGATCGCGGGCAGCATGGCTCTCCCCGGCGTCGGTATCGTTGGCGGCACGTTGCGCCCTGCGGCAACAGCAGTAGGCCGCATGGGACAGGCAGCGGCGCTCGGCGGCGGAACAGGAGCCTTGGCCGGATTCGGAAGTGGTGAAGGTGGCTTTGCCAACCGCGCACAGTCGGCTGCAGTCGGCGGCGTGCTCGGCGCTGGACTGAGCACGGCGGCCGGTGTCGCTGGTGAGGGGGTTCGGCAGATCAATCGAGCCCGCGCCAACATGGGAGAAGCGGGTGCGTATGGTCGGATCGCCGATGACCTCCCTGGAGGTGCAAACCAGCTAGCCGACGAGATCGCGGCCGGTGCATCACGCAACAACATCGGCACCAACCGGCGGACGCTTGATATTCTCGGCGAGGAAATGGAGCGGGCCGGCGGCGATGTGGCGCGAGCGCAAACCGCTGCGATCAATCGCATCGTCACGGAAACCGGCGTGACACCGGGCACGGCAACGCAGCAGATCCGACGCCTTTCCGATGTGCACCAAGACAGCCGGTTGATGTTCGGTGAATATCCGGCCGTCTCAGGTTCCGATACTGCGCAACGGATGCGCAACGCTGGCAACATCGATCTCGACGAACTCGGCCGCACACAAGCCAGTACAACACAGGCAAAACTCGACTACCTCGCCAACAACGGCAATGCGCAGAGCGCACAGAGTGTGCGCAATGCCGTAGGAGACAGGCAAGAAGTCCTCTCGCCTGCGATGCGCGAGACTTTGGAAGGGATCGGCCCACAGGTGGCGACTGGCGCTCGTGGAACGCGGCCGGCCTCGATCGTCGACAGTGCAGACATGATCGAGGCCGCGCGTCAGGCCGGAGGGGCAGAGTATCGAGCGGCTTACGCTGGTCCGATCAACAATCAGGTGTCGATGTACTGGCTCCCGCGAATGCTTGATTGGCACGAGCGGCGTGCGGCCGCTCGGTCTGGGGACATTTCGCAGGCGATCACCAACGCGACGAACCAGTTCTATATTCCCGGTCCGAATGGTGGACGGCTCGCCATGGGGACGTTGCAACAACTGCAGGACGCGCGCGGCGTTCTTCGTGGCCAGATCGAAGCCTATCGCCGGCAGGGGCGTGACGATCTGGTCAATGCGGTGCAGCCGATTTACACGCACGCAACGCGCCTCATGACGCAGATGAGCCCACAATGGGCGAGAGCTAATGCCCGTTGGGCGGACATGAATTTCTTGCGCATGGGGGCCGAACTCGGGGACGCGTTCTCGACGCGGGCGGGGCCGCAGTTCCGGGAGCAGTTGACGGAATTTGCTCGGCTGGCGCCGGAGGCCCAGAACATCGTTCGCATCCATTTCCTGCAGAAGCTCTATGACAAGCTCGACAACCTCGGCGACACGAATTCCGTGTCGAAGTTGTTCAGTAATGACCATTCCCGCAACATGATCAGAGTTCTGTTCGGCGATGAGGCTGCTACCCGGTTCGTGCGGGCGGTGCGGGATCAGCGCGTTGCCGAGTCGAGCCAGCGCATGATGGCGAACAGCGCCACGCATCGGCGGGGTATGGCGCAACAGCAGATGGACGCTGAAACCGGGCTCGTCGCCGCAGTCGGCAACGCCAACAGCCGCGGAGTACGCAATTGGCTGCTCGAGCGAGCAACGCAGGCGCTGACCGAAAACCGCAACCGGCCCATGGCCGACATTCTAACGACGCCGATGAGCGATGCTGCACGCGTTGCTCGTCACCTGCATCGCATGCGCCAGCAGGAAGGCCGATTATTGGAAGCCGAGCGCCCGCCGTCGTGGGCACTGCCGGCCGCAGCAGCAAGTGGAGCTGCCGGCACGTCGCTGGCTCGTTATCTCATGTCGAGTGATGTGAAGTAGGGACGCGGAGAGAACACCGTCAGGTCCGGGCCGGGTTCTCGACCGGCACTGCCCATCAGGACCGCGCCCCCGTCCAGAGTTTCCAACAGTCGCGCACGAGTCGCAACCTCTCATTTCCGGGAATGATGCCCTATGCCTTGGTCTGGAAGTTCACCCAATCAGACGTTCGGACGCACTGACGGCACGCGCTCGGGAGCGACCACGTGGCAGGAGGCTGACGGGGCCGGCGTCGACATCATCGCGACCGATCACGACACGCACGATCAGGATCTCGCGGCGGGCATCAATGCGGCGCTGAAGAAAGACGGCGGCAATTCACCGTCGGCGAACCTGCCCATGGCCGGGTTCGTGCATACCAACGTCGGCGTTGCCACTGCGCTGACGCACTATCTCTCGGCCACGCAGGCGTTCAAGAGCATCGGCCGGCATATCTCGACGGTCGGCGGCACGGCGAACGCAGTAACGCTTACCACCGGGTTTTCGCTCACGGCCTACACCGAGGGCATGACGTTTCAATGGAAAGTACCGAACGCGATCACCGGGGCGTTGACGGTCGATGTCGACGGGCTCGGCGCCAAGGACGTTGTCACGCTCGACGGTTCGGCACTCCAGACCGGTGAAATCCGCGCCGATTTCATCCCGATCATCTGCTACGATGGAACGCGGTTCCGGTGGCTGAACAAGCCGACATCGGGAAGCTCCGGCGATATTCTCGCGCGCATTACCCCGATCGGCATCGTTGCCCCATGGCCCGGCGCTACGGCCCCCAGCGGATGGCTGTTCGCATACGGCCAAGCCGTCTCGCGCACGACCTATGCCGAACTTTTCGCGGCCTACGGCACGACGTATGGCACGGGCGACGGTTCTACCACGTTCAACCTCCCAGACTATCGCGGCAGAACCCCGTTCGGTGACGACAATATGGGCGGCAGCACCGCAGGCCGGATAACGGCGGCGGGTAGCGGCATCACGGGAACAACGCTCGGTGCGGTGGGTGGCGCTGAAACCGTCACGCTCAGCACATCGCAGATCCCGGCGCACGGACATACGGGAACGACGAACAACACGACGGCGACAGTCAGCGAGGCGGCTCGATCTGGTGTCACCGATGTCCCGACAGCATCCCCAACAACGTCGGTTAACTCTGGCGAAACTCTGATCTCACGTTCAGTCGATCCGCATAATCATACGTTCACGACGAACAATGCCGGCGGCGGCCTCGCTCACAACAACATGCCGCCGGCGATCATCCAGAACTGGATCATTCTGGCACTTCCGACGCTGGCCTCGGCCTCTTCCACGGGCGTCAACGGCTTTCTGTATCAGTTCTCGAGTTCGACGAGCGGAGCGCCGGGCGACGGCAAGATCGGCTTTGATAACGCCACGCTGTCGAGCGCGACCGGGTTCAGGATTTCCGAGACCGACGCGACCGGCGCTCCGATGGCGCCCGTGCTCGCGACGTGGGACGACAGCACCTCGACGGTCAGAGGCACGCTGTACGTCTACAAGGTCGGATCGCTATCGACGTATGCCGCGTTCAAAGTCACAGGAACAGTGACGGACAGCGGAACATATGATTCCTTTTCTGCAACCTACATCAGCAACAACGGAACATTTGCGGACGGGGATCAGCTTTCGGTGATCTACGTCCCCAAGGGCGACGAAGGGCCGGCTGGTGCGGCGAATGAAGGCGGTTTTGCTTTCACGTTCGATTCGACAACGACGATGGCTGCCCCTGCCGCTGGCGGTCTACGTCTGAACAACGCGACGATCGGGTCATCGACCGAGATTGCCATTGCCAGCACCACAGCCGATTCCGGCAACCCATCGGTATCAAACTGGATCAATACGTGGGACGACTCGACCACGACGGCACATCGTGGCGTGCTCTACATCCGCGAAGCAAGCACGCCCGGAAACCAGATCGTTCTGGATGTGACGAGCGCGGTCACGGACAACTCCACGTGGTTGACGTGCACGGTCGCGGTGATCTCGTCGAACGGGTCTTTCTCGAACGGCGATAGCCTGCTTGTCTCGTTCTCTCGAACGGGAGACAGGGGATTGGACGGTGCAGGTTCCGGCACGGTGACATCGGTAACCGCTGGTGCCGGTCTGTCGTCATCCGGTGTCGGCGCGACGGGCGGCGCAATTACCGTCAGCGGGACGCTCACTGCGGTCGAAGCGGTTAACGCTCAGACGGGAACGAGCTACACGATACTTGCTGGCGATCACACCAAGCTCGTTTCTCTGTCGAATACGTCGAGCGTAGGCGTAACGGTTCCCCAGGCAACGAGTTCGTTCGGCGCCGGGTTCTGGTTCGATGTCATCAACCTGAATTCGGGCGTGGTCACGCTGACGCCGACGACTTCTTTGATCAACGGGGCAGCTTCGTTTGCGCTCGGCCGGTTCGAGTCGGTGCGATGCGTGTCCGATGGCACCAACTGGCAGGTGATCCAAGGCGGCTTGCGCGGGCAGACGGTTACCGTCGCGTCGGCCACGACCTGCGATATCGGCGCGGTCGCCTCGCATCGTGTATCGATTTCCGGAACGACGACGATCACCGGCCTCGGCACCGTTCCAAACCAAATCCGGTTCGGATCGTTCACCGGAATTCTCACGCTGACGCACAATGCAACGTCGTTGATCCTGCCCGGCGGTGCCAGCATCACCACGGCGGCGGGTGACACGTTCGTTGCGTCGTCTGACAGTTCCGGCAATTGGCGGTTTCTGGTCTACCAGAAGGCGAGCGGCGCGGCAGTAACCGGAGGCTCCGGCAGCGGTTCACCGTCGATCCCACAAGGTCGGTTGACGCTCACTTCTGGAACATCGGTGCTGACCTCGACAGTCAGTGCAGCGACAACGGTTTACTACGCTCTGCACACCGGGCGCTATGTACCGCTCTACAACGGCAGCGCGTGGACGATGACCGATATCGGGGCCGAGTTGTCTCAGGCCACGACGGACTCGACCAAGAGCCCTGCCGCGTGCGCGACGAACTCGAATTATGATCTGTTCGTCTGGGATGATAGCGGAACGTACCGCTGCACGCGCGGGCCGGCTTGGTCATCCGACACCGCGCGCGGAACGGGAGCTGGAACAACCGAACTCGAGCGTGTGCAAGGGATATGGGTAAACAAGATCGCTATTACCAACGGGCCGGCTGCGCAGCGCGGCACCTACGTCGGCACGGTTCGAACGAATGGAACGAGCACGGTAGACTTCAA